CATTAGACGGTAATTTATATGAATTAGCCCTATATAGTGTTGAGTTAACTACAGAACAGCTTACGTCTGTAACTAATGGTTTAGCAGATAAATTAGGCATGAGTATTTAAACAATATGAAAAACTATATTATTATATTATTATTTATATTAGCATCATGCGGCACGCAGAAAAAATGTTGTGCACAAATAAATATAGAAGAAAAAATAAAAAAACAATTAAAGTTTTCTACAATATACGCTGCTGTAAATGGAGGGACATCAGTATCAGATGCTAAAGTTTTTTCTATAACACAGGGACAACTACAAGAACAAATAATTACAACACCCTATGATTATTCATTAACAGTTGGTATACGAAAGATAGCAAGGTTTGGTTATGAAAATAAAGCAAATACTTTTTATGATGGTACAGAGTCAAACTATACAGATGCAGCCACAGTAGGTAAGGTGCAAGGATTTGAGTATTTGTTTGAAATTGACTATGCTAGACAACAGGGTTTAGATTATATAGATCATCATCATTTTATAAGATATAGTTCTGATGATGATTGTGAAGGTCCATTTTGTGTAAATCATTTTGCTGCAAAAGTAGAATATTTAAAAGATGGATTTGCAGACGTAGAATATTTTGAGTTATCAGAAAGATATAGATTTAAAAAAAATGCAGATTTAGCATTTAGTATTGGTGCCGTACACAGACTAGCAGAACCATATGGATATAATCCGCTAGAAGAATGGATCTTGGATAATGGGAATTTACATTACACTTACTTGGCTATACAAGAAGGGTATACCATAGATGTAGCAAATAGTGAGTATAAAGATCCTAGCGGTGCCATAGTTGCAACAAGTTCTGATGTATGGAAAGAAGTTGTAATACCTAAAGTTATATCTGATTATACAAATAAAAAAAGAAATGAATTAGAAAAACTTATACAACACTCTGTAGTTATAGGTTTTGATTATTATAAATATAGTAAACAAACATGGTTACATGCATGGGGTAATTTATTACCTTGGCATTATAATGATGGTAGTGAGTTTACTTATCATAACTATATAGAAGATGATCAATGGTATGATTATACTTTTGGTATAATATATGGCATAAAAGCAGACAAAAGCTTAGGGTATTTTTTAGAGGGTAAATACAATAAGTATTGGAATAGAGAATGGTATGATTTTAAATTTGGTGTTAATTATATAATATTTTAAAAATGAAAGAAATAATTTGTAAATTTGTAAAAGCTATAACTTTTGGTAAAATTTGTTTAAACAAATGTTATTGTTCTAAAAAATAATAAAATGGCTAAAGAGTTAAATGAAGAAACGTCTTTTCAGATAAGTATAAAAACTTTAGGTGGAATCGCTGCTCTAATAACGACTCTTGTTGGAATGTGGTTTACGTTACAGGCAGATATAGCCGAAGCAAAAGAACTGCCTGCACCACCAGAACCAGAGGTCACTCGTATGGAGTTTGATATGAAAGACGAAATGATACGAAATACTATTATAGATACACAAAAAGACGTAGAAGAAATAAAAAAGACTTTAGAAAAAATTGAAGATAAATTGTATAACAGATAATGGAAGAGACAAATGTTGATTGGAGATTATATGTTATGTATTTTACTATTATACTTTTTATATTGTTCTCTAACTCAGCCTTTGGACAAGTTAAAATAGCATACTTTAATGCTGAATGGAATAAGTCTAATGGTGTAGAATGGATAGATAAATTAAATGATGTTAAAACTATATCTTATATAGATATAGGAAGTCAAAAAGAATTAGCTACAAAACATAAAATAGCTGTAATACCTACTATTATAATTTTTAAAGATAATGAAGAGGTAATAAGATTTCAGGCTGATCTAAGTTTTAAAATGGTGGCAACTAAAGAAGAAGTGCAAGAAGAAATAGACAATCAAATGATGAGTGATTTTTAATATGAAAAATATATTTTTAACAATACTATTATTACCTTTATTTGTTTTTGGACAAAAAGATTTTGTTATACATTTAACTACAGATAGCTATCCATCAGAAACAAGATGGGTGTTGTTTGCAGACAGTTTTCAAGGCCCGCTTATTGCAGAAGTACAATATGGGCATTATAATTTACAAAATACAACACACACAGATACAGTATTATTAGCAGACAGTATAACAAATATATCTTGGGTTATATATGACTCGTATGGTGATGGTATACCAGGAGGAAGTTATTATGTTTCTGTGTGTGAAGATACTATAGTTAGCTACCCAAATCCTACATTTACAAATGGCTTAATTCATAATAGAGTGGTACCGCAGTGTATGCCTCAACCACCACCTTGTGTTCCTGCTAAAGTTATTATAAACTTAGATCAGTATCAGGGAGAAACTAGTTGGGATATAAAAGACAGCAATGGAGTGGTATACGCACAGTCAGTTACTTATGCAGGTAATCCAGATTACGCTACTATTGTAGTGCCAGTTTGTATACCAAAAGGGGAGTTAATATTTACTATATATGATAGCTATGGTGACGGATTAAATGGTGCATTATGGCAAGGACAAGATGGTTCGTATTTTGTAAAACAATGTAATGATACATTGGTGTATGGTACAAACCCTGCTTTTGGTAATGACACATCACATGTATTTGCCTCTGATTCATGTCCACCTATATATGGATGTACAGATGATGATTATGTAGAATGGAATCCATTTGCTGATGTAGACGATGGAAGTTGTCAAACTTTAAAAATATATGGATGTATAGACTCTACAATGTTTAATTATGATCCAAATGCTAATACTATGGATATGATTGCAGATTGTGAGTTTACTTTAGTGTTGCATGATTTAATGGGCAATGGTTGGGTAGGATCTCATTTAGTTTTAAACCATCCAGATAGTGTGTATCATTTTAACCATACAGGTGGTTTTAATGACGAATATCAAATAAACTTATCTGCACCTGCTCCTATGGAGTTTATATTTCATATATCTTCACAAGCAGCATTAACAACTATAGAATGTGGTTTTACATTTATAAACCCTGAAGGAGATACTTTAATAAGTATACAGCCACCTTTTATACAGCCATTATTTCCTTATGGTTTGGTTACAAATTGTGGTAACACTTGTGAAGAAAAAGTATATGGTTGTTTAGATTCTACAGCTATAAATTATTATGAAGAAGCAAACACAACAGATAGTAGTTGTTATTATAGTCCAGGTTGTACAAACTCTAGTTATTTAGAATATTATACACAAGGTTTTGTAGCAGATTATGATGATGGTAGTTGTGTAACACAAGCTATATGGGGTTGTACTGACAGTAATGCGTTCAATTATGATGTTTTAGCAAATATTGATAACGGTGGTTGTGTGCAAATTATAACAGGCTGTATGCAGCCATTAGCATTTAATTACAATCCTAATGCTAATACTCCAGATACATGTATAGCTATTGTATATGGATGTATGAGCAGTATTGCTATAAATTATAATCCATTAGCAAATACAGATGATGGTAGTTGTATAGGTGTTATTTATGGATGTACAGACAGTACAATGTGGAATTTTATGCCAAGTGCAAATGTTGATGATAGTAGCTGTGTGCCTTACATTTATGGATGTACTGATGCAACTATGTTTAATTATTGTGATAGTTGTAATACAGACAATGGATCTTGTATACCGTTTGTTTATGGGTGTATGGATACGTCTGCATATAATTATGATCCTGTTGCTAATACAGACAACGGAACATGTATTCCAGTAATATACGGTTGTACTAATCCAATAGCTTTAAATTATTGTGATACATGTAATACAGATGATTTTAGCTGCATACTACCTATATATGGTTGCACTGATAGCACAATGTTTAATTATAATCCTTTAGCCAATGTTGATAATAATACTTGCATACCTTTTATCTATGGTTGTACTGACCCTAGCATGCTTAATTACAACCCACAAGCAAACACTGAAGATTTTAGTTGTATCGCTTATGTATATGGGTGTACCGATTCTACTGCTTTTAACTATAATCCATTGGCTAATACTGACAATGGTTCGTGTATCAGTATTGTGCAAGGATGTATGGATCTTAATGCGTACAACTATAATGAACTAGCTAATATAAATGATAGTTTGTCTTGTTTATATGATGCAGGTTGCATAACGGGACCAGGTGTTCCTTATTGGTTAAACGATCCTTGTTATGCATGGGTTTTAGAAGTAGATGATTACTGTTGTGAAAATCAATGGGACACAATATGTCAAGCTACATATAATCATTGTGTTGATGGTTGGGTTGGACCTATACCATTAAGGATGATAAATAAAGAATTAATAGGAATTACAGATTTATTAGGTAGACCTGTAAATAAAATAACATATAATACGGTTTTATTTTTTATATATAATGATGGAACTGTAGAAAAAAAGAGTATAAAAAAATGAGCATATTAACAACGATTGACGGAATACCATTGTATTCTTCTGTAGTAGAAGCCTTAACATGGGCAAATGATAATAATCAACAAGGATACCATACACATGTTTATAATGGTATAACAGGTTATATGGGAGGATATACTCATACAGGCGCAACAGCAAATGTAACAGCAGCAGTTGCAGAGCCTTTTGTAGATGTAGAACCAGAAGTTAGTGCACCTGTACAACCAGTTGCACCAACAATTAATACACAACCAACTCCAAGTCCAGCTCCAGCTGCTAGTCCAGCGCCACCAACACAAGCGCCAGTAGTAGTAACACCTACAGGTGGAGGACAAGGAACAGGAGGAGGTTATTAAAATAAAATTATGTTAGGAAATTTATTATCACAAGGAACAGCAGAATTAGTAAAAAATGTTGGAGGAGTTATAGACAATTTACATACTTCTAAACAAGAAAAATTAGAAGCTGAAAGAAAAATAAAAGATATGATTATGGGTTATGAAGCTGAGATGCAAAAGCAAGTAACTGAAAGATGGAAGGTTGATATGGCTTCTGATTCTTGGCTATCAAAAAATATAAGACCATTAGTTTTAATATTTTTATGTGTGTCAACAGTATTATTAATATTTATAGATGCAGGCGTTATATCATTTGAGGTTAAAGCGTCTTGGGTAGACCTGTTACAGTTAGTATTAATTACTGTTATTGGTGCTTATTTTGGAGGTAGATCATTAGAGAAAGTTAAAAAATGACATTAAGTATGAGTACGTTAGATTTAGACGATGAACAGTTGTATCACCAATCTATGCAAAATGCATATATTATCGTAACTAACAAGCTTACCTTTGGAGAACTTTTTGAATATAATGGATGTGTTTTGCCTTATCCTCCTAAAAAAAAGATAAATAATCAAGTTTTTAACGATTTAATTGATTATTTTTGTACTCTAGAAGAGTATGAAAAATGTGCAGAATTGAAAAAAATAATGGATTCAAAAAAATATAAAAAAAATTTTATAAATTTGTAAAAATAAATAAAAATGGCAAAAAACTATACATTTAACGCAAATATATCATGTTCAGCTACTTCTGCATCAGGATATACGCAATCTGAAAGTGGTAATTTTAGTTTAAATTTAACTGGTATAGATCAGGTAGAAACAGGTAGAAAAAATATAGCAACTGGAGGTACAGTTATAATGACTGCCCCTACATATGGTAAAGTTGTATATGTAAGAAATTTAGACGACACAAATTTTGTGACAATTAGTATGGCTGATGATGCTGACAATACAATAGCTGTTTTAGAACCAGGAGAATTTTTCTTTACTATACTTAGAGACAATGGTGTAATTAGAGGAGATGCTGACACTGCTACTGTTACTGTAGAGTATTTTGCAGTAGAAATAGATTCAAACGCATAATTAATAATATAAAAAAATATAGATATGTCAACAATGACTACAACATTTACAGCTTCGGGTACTTTTTCTTTAACAGATTCAGAAGGTACTACAATATTTTCTTATAGCCCAAGCTTTACTTCAGAAAGAAATACAACTGCACATTGTTTATATACAGGTGAGCATTTAGCACAAACAGCAGGTAGTGAATTAGCTTTAGCAGATGTTAATGATGATAGAGTTTATGTTTTTGTAAAAAATGTAGATAGTGATTATCCTGTAGAAGTAGAAGCAAGTGCTTCAGAAAGTTCAGCATTAGAGTTAGCTGACCTAAAACCAGGAGAGTGTTTCTTTGCACCTATGGAATTAAATGGTGATGGTACTGGTAGCAGTATAAAAGTTACAGCTGCAACAGCAGATCAACACGTTAGATATTTAATATGTGATGCATTAGACAACTAAGATATGAAACTTAAAGTATTAAGATTTAGTAGCCAGGAGGATAGTACTTCTGGCTTACTTTTTTTAGAGACAAATGATGGTGATAAATTTTTGTGCTATACATTAGAAGATGAATATAGAACAAGAAAAGTATATAGTGAAACAAGAATACCAGCAGGTAAATATAACATAACTCTAAGAGAACAAGGTGGGTTTCACGATAGATACAAAAAAAAATTCACTAGCATACACAAAGGTATGTTATGGGTAAGAAATGTGCCAAACTTTGAATATATATTAATTCATTGTGGTAATACAGACGAACATACAGCAGGCTGTTTATTATTAGGAGATACACAAGAAAATAACATTTTAGTAAAAAATGGTTTTATAGGTAAATCCAATCAAGCATACAAAAGAGTATATCCTATTATTGCAAATGAATTAGATAACGGTAATTCTGTAACAATAGAATATATAGACTATGCTTAAATATATTGGTAAAAAAATAGAAAAGTTTATTACTATATTTCGTAACGATGTTTTTTTAGAAGACGTTGATACAGGAACAATTGCAAGTGGTGCAAATTTAGGACTAGATTCAAACAATAAAATTGTAAAAAATACGGTAAGCGGGGGTGGAGATTTTACCTTAACAGGTGACAGTGGTAGTAATCAAACCGTATCTAGTGGTGATACAATGGATATAGCAGGTGGTAATGCTATAAGTACGGTTGTTGGAGCTACAGATACTGTTACAATAAATCATGACGATACATCATCGCAAGCTAGTGTAAATAACAGTGGCAGAACATTTATACAAGATATAACCTTAGATACATATGGTCATGTAACAGGTATAACTTCTGCTACAGATTCTGACACGCATACAGGAGATATAACAGGAGTAACGTTTCAAGCTGATGATGAAAATATCGCTTCAGATACAGCTGGTTCTGCTGATTTTTTTATAGGAGGTGGAGAAGGTATAGACACGAAAATAAGTGGTACTACCATTACTATTGAAGGTGAAGAAGCCTCTACATCAAATAAAGGTGTAGCTAGTTTTGACAGTAACCATTTTGTTGTAAGCTCAGGAGCTGTAAGTTTAAGAGGCGAAGCTAGTATAAAATTATTACCAACAGACTTTATGCAAAACGAAGACGGTGGTGTAAATAAATCTGTACAGTATGATGATACTGGTACTATAGGTGTTAGAGCTTCTTCTGCTGATGGTGAATTATATGCTTTTGTAAATATACCTACTGGCAAAACAGCAACAAGTGTTACTATATATGGTAATGATACTAATAACACTGTAGAAGTTTTTGAAGCAGATGTTAATGCTAGTGGTTTGACAGATAAAACACCAGGAGGTGGATGTGTAGTAGGAAGTGCTTGTGATATGACAGATGTAGCTTCTGACGCTACAAATTATCTAGCAATAAGAGTAACAGTTACAGCTACTAGTGATATTGTATATGGTGGACTTGTAACCTTAACATAATAAAATAATGTAATATGCCTATAATAAAAGATAAATATGGTGCTAAAGGAGAATCTGTAAGATCAAAATATGTAAGAAGACAACCTGCACAAAATACAAACACAAGTATAGATTATGCTTCTATGCAAAACACACAGCAAAAAAGATCAATATTAGCAGAACAAGTTAAATCTGTAAATAGAATAGATGAAACTGCTAATACTATAGCAGAAATTAATAGAGAAGTTAAAACACATGTAGAAGGATTTAAATTTCCCGCAATACAAACAGTATATAATTTTACTACATTATTACCTGGACAGTCTTTGCTAGACATTGTAATTAATCATTATAATTCAGATGATACATCTTCAATACTATCTTTATATTGGAGTACATCTCCTATAGCGGATATGACGTTTTCATATACAGGAGGAGGAACTACAGGTGATTTAGTTGAAGACACTAAAGGAGGAGATATGTATAGATTGATAGTAGAAAATATGCCTACAGACAGCAGTATATCTATAGGTTCTTATGGTCTTATAGAATCTTTTAGTAACATTGGAAATACTATATATTTTTATGCAGTTATTAGTGTTGCAGGTCCAGAAATTACTACTATAAAAAAATATTAATGTCTGAATATTGTGTACCTATATGGCTAAGTAGTTGGGTTTTTCAAGACGCAAGAAAAAATAAAATTACTATTGATAATGTTGTAGTAAAAGGGTATAATAAAGGTGAAATTTTTACTAATCCAAAAATTGTTAATAAAGTAGTTAATAAAATTTCTGGGCGTAGGTCAAAGCGCAAGCTTGTTCCAGTAAATTTAACATTACATAGTCAACATGGTTATGGTGTTGAAGAAAATTAAACAATAAAACAATGTCTTTAAATGATCAAATTAGGGAATATCTTTTAGAAAACCCACACTTAATGCGTAGTAAATACGCAGACACAGCAAAAAAATTTGGAACTAATTATGAGCAGATAAGAACAGTAGCACGAAGATTAAGAGAAAGAAATCCTGATGTAGAACCAGGAGAAAAAGAAGTATTAAATTTCCAAGAAACAAAAAATAAAGCTGTAGTAACAGCGGAAAATTGTACAAGAGTAAAATCTTTAGAAGATCTATTAGCGGCATGTCAAGTAGATTTAGATTTATGGGAAGTAGAAAAATACGATATAGGAACTTACGAGGTAACAGGTTTTGATAATGACAGAAAACCTATAACAGTTACTATGTTTAGAACTAAAGCTTTTTTAAAAAGAATTAAACCAGAAGTTAATTTAAAAAAAATAAAAGAAGAACTTATAGAGG